TGTATATTACACACGCCTCGCCAGGGTTACAAGAATTCACAAAAGAATTCAATAAAGGTCAAGAATGGTTCTTGCAAAAACATAAAGGTTAATTATACTAAGATTGTGAGTAAGTTAGATTTAGACTATTTCGAGAATATTCTAATCTATAAGTCCTTAACTGATAGTGGTTATCTAGCTACTATTGCAGATGTCGTAAAGCCTGAATATTTCAAAAATAAGGCTATTGCTGACGTCTTCTCTATTATTAAGGACTTTAGTGATAAGAGAAATAAACTCCCCACTACTACGGAGCTTAAATCCTACCTAGTTAGTGACGAGCAGAAGGATTCGTTTAAGATGCTAGTAAAATCTTTCTCTGAGATTGATAAGGGTCTTGATAATGATGAGCTATATGACAATACGGAACAGTTCTTGAAAGAGAAGGCAGTATATCATACTATGCTTTCGGTTGCTGAAGACGTGGCAAGTGGTAAAGTTGATACATCTGTAGTTTTAGATAAGTTTGAAAAGTCATGTAATATAAGTTTAGTTACTGACTTAGGGTTAGACATTCATAACGATATTGATATACTTATTGATGATATAAATTCCGTACAAGCTCATATTCCGAGTCAGTGGGAATGGCTAGATAATAATCTCGATGGAGGATTTTTGCAATCTGGTAAATCTCTTTATGTATTTGCTGGTGAGACGAATATAGGTAAGTCTATTTTCCTTGGTAATATTGCTAAGAATATAGCATCACAAGACAAGAACGTTCTCCTTATTACTTTAGAGATGTCTGAATTACTATATGCAAGACGTTTATGTACTAATATCTCTAAAATACCTATGAAGGAGATGGGTATGAATTCAGCTACTCTTAAACATGCGGTTGGTCAAGAACCTGGTAGAATATTTATTAAAGAGTTTCCACCTTCGACCGTTACTCCAAATCAGATTAAAGCGTTTATTAAGAAGTTTCAAGACAAAGGTATTAAGCTAGATGCTATTGTTATAGATTATCTTAACCTTATACATTCGACTATTGGTAATAATTCCTATGAACGTATTAAAAACGTTACAGAGCAAGTGCGCGCTATGTCCTACCTGTTCGAATGTCCGATTATTTCTGCAACTCAGTTAAATAGATCTGGTTTCGATCAAGATAATCCCGACTTAGCTACTATTTCAGAATCGATAGGACTTGCTGCTACAGCAGACGTTATTATGTCGATTTACCAGAACGAAGAAGATAGAGAGTTAGGTATTATTAGACTTGGTATGATGAAGAACAGATACGGCCCTCGTGGCAATACACAAGCTATGCGAATTGATTACCCTACTCTTAGTATCGAGGAGGCTGATGATATAGACCTCGATGAAGATGATAACACGCTTCAGTCACTAGTTGCATTCTCGCAATAACGGCTAAATATTATGAGTGAACATCCTCATATACACTGACAATGACTTGGATGGAGCAGGTTCCGCATTAGTGTTAAAATGGTATTTTGAAACAATAGCGAATGTTGTAATTGAGGAAACGGGTGAATCGACTCTAGTATCAAAGCTTCAATCTAAAAACGGGGCATTAGATACGTTTGATAAGGTTTTTATATGTGACTTAGCTCTTACTGCAGATCTTATACCGCATGTTGATAGAGAAAATTTTATAATATTTGATCATCATATAGATCATAGTAAACTAAAGAATAACTACAAAAAGGCTAAAGTAGTAGTTAAGCCTTACTCCTCTTGTACGAAGTTAATTTATGATACCTTTTTATCTAAGCTATCACTAACAAAAGAACGAATCGATCTTATCGATTTAATAGATCAATACGATTCGTATAAAATGAAGGACACTACAGCTCTTAAGCTCAATGCTATATTTTACATATACAATAATCCTAAAGTACAAAAATTTATAGAATCCTTTAATCATGGTATTAGAGAGTTTAACATACAAGAAAAAAATTCTATAACATTATTTTTTAAAAAGCTTAAAGAGCAATTAAATGGGTCAGAAATTTTTGAAGGTAAAATAAAGGACTATAAAGTGGTCGCTACATTTGCCTCTTACGCTATTAATGAAGTAGCACACGCGCTGCTAGTCAAACATAAGGCAGATATTGGTATAGTAGTTAATACTGATAATCAAACCGTATCATTCAGGAGAAGTAAAACATCGGAAGTTGATGTAAGTATTCTCGCCCGTAAGTTCTGTAACGGTGGAGGCTCAGTTGGAGCTGCAGGTGGTACATTAACAGAACAATTCGGAAACTTAACCAAACTTTTTACCCGTGTCTGATTTAAACTCATCCTACTCTCTAACAGATAAAGAAGCAGAACATTTATTACTCTGCTTTTGCACTTTTTGCTCTCTACTGAAAGGAAAAAAACTTTCTTATCAAAACATATTTTTACTCTTGCTAAAGGAAGAAAAGTTACGAAAATTGTTTAAGGATTTACTAACGCTTGATACTAACTATGAAATGGTAAAACTATTTATTGAGTTTGACCCTCTTATTGTTAAGTCAAAATACGTTACTAAGTTTTTAAATAAGAATAAAAACTTAAATTTATGATATCTGAAAAGGAGAAGATAATATATAACAGCTTTCTTTATACGCAACGCACATCACAAAACAAGCCCTTTAGACCTCGTCAAAATTTTGACAAAATAACCGGTACTGAAGAAGCAAGTATTAAGAAGTTATTTTTATTACTATCTAAATATAGGCATATAAATTATAACGACTATTTCATAGCACCGTATAAAGTTTACGGTAAGGATAACTACTTCGATTTATCTTTCTACAATACGACGCGCGCTCTAAAATGTTATACTATGTATATGAAGGAAAAGGAGCTTTCCGATCCGGACCACCCGGAGACGTTAAAATCTTCAAAAGAGTGTCTGCGGTTTATTCACAAGTATTGCACACAAGAAAAAATTACTTTAAGTGAATACAAGAACGCTATAGAAGGTACCATGCCAATGGTCCTACAGCACCTAAGAGAGCATAAGATTAATTTTTATATTATCCATTCCCTAAACGTTGAAGCAAAATTAAAGCAGATTGACAATCAACTATTAGACTTTATAGTGAAAGACTATAACCAGATCAGTAGTGCTACGAGAACCAAACTAGCTGCATCTAAGTTGCTTAAAGAAAAAATTAAGGATGGTATAAAAATTATAGAAACAGACTTGAATAATAGAATGAAGCGTTTATAATCATACGTATATGAGTACATTCAATTCAACAATGTTCCAATCGATAAAAGACGCTCTTGTGAGTGATAGTAAACAAAACAATAATAATTATAGTGAGATAATGTCCTGCAGACCTGGTAATACGTATACAGTAAGACTGTTGCCGTATACACCTAACCCTGTAAAGACGTTCTTCCATTATTATAACCATGGCTGGGTTTCATACGCTACTGGGCAGTACGTTCAGAACTTGAGCCCGCAAACGTTTGGTGAGCGAGATCCGATTGCGGAAGAGAGATATAAGGTTCTTCGTACAGGTAGCGAAGAGGAGAAAGAGCGTATGCAAGCTGTTAAGCGGCTTGAGAAGTGGCTCGTTAACGTATATGTTATCGATGATCCTACTAAGCCTGACAATAACGGTAAAGTGAAGATGCTTCGATATGGTAAGCAGCTACATAAGATTATTACTGAAGCTATCGAAGGTGAAGACGCAGAAGAGTTCGGCCCACGTATCTTTGATCTTGGTTCGGAAGGTGTTAGTCTTAAGATTAAGGTAGAAGATCAAGGTGGATATCCTACATATGTTTCTTCTAGATTTACTACAGCAGGTAAAATCGAAGTATCTGAAGACGAGCAAAAGAAACTGTATGATAATGTCTTCAATCTTGAAGAAGTATTTACTCTTAAGTCTTATGATGAGCTTAAGCAAATGCTTAACGAGCACTACTACTGTAAGGTGGAAGAAGAAGAGGTTGTAGCAGTCAATACACAGCCTGTTACTAATACGGTTTCGGAGCCAGTTGTAGCTGCCGCCGTAGAAGAAGATACAACTGAATCTGATATTGATGATCTATTAAAGGACCTCTAGTATGACCGAAGAAGAAAAACGAATGGTTATGCAGTTTATGGGGCAGACCTACGGTGAGGTTAAAAAACAAGACTCAATGCTTGTTAACCAATCTGGTAACTTGTCACCTAAGTCGGAAGAGATGAAGCAAGCTTTTACAAATATGGCGCGTACGCCCACTATACCTCAGCAAGCACCACCTCAGCAAGCACCACCTCAGCAAGCACCACCTCAGCAAGCACCACCTCAGCAACCAGAGCCGCAGGTAGCACCTGTACCTATTCAGGCGCCTGTTGATTATCAACAAGCTGTAAAAGAGCTAGCTCAGATTGATCAAGTTACAGCTTCACCAGCTGTAAGTGAGCAAGTACAAGATCCAAGTCAGTTAATGTTCGATCTTACAGAGCCTAGTATATTAGATAAGTTGTTAGAAGTTAGTAAAAATACAAACTTGCTTTTAAAGGATATTAAACTACTCTTAGAGAAGGAAAATGGTAAGCCAGCAAAAAAGAAAGCTACAAGTAAGAAACCGGGATGAATTTTTAAAGTTCTTAGACGCTTTATCGAAAATAAACGAGAGCTGTATCTTAAGAATAAAAAAAGATAGTATCAGTAGTCTCGTTGCTAGTATCGATAATACTCTGATTTTACATGCACAGTATGATACTGAATGTGATTTTGAAGATACAATTAATATCCCAGATATT